GCCAATTCTTCTTTAACTTGATCTTGATAATGTCTTAGGTTCTGATTTGGAATACCTGTCATTACAGAGTCATATCGTAAACCAACGTATTCGGAATTTAACTCTAATGTATAATGAATAACGGTCATTCCCTTTTTAACGGCATGAGCTCCTATATTAATAAGTCCCCATGACTTACCAATACCCGCTGCTGCTACAAACACACCTAACTCACCTTTACCTAATCCGCCCGATGTCATGTCATTGATAACTTCCCATGGAGTTTCTTTTGTATCACGAATCGTATCTGTATAACGAGCATCTATATCAACTAGATAATCATGCCCAATATGTTTATCAGCTCCGGCTTTAAGTGCATTATCAATCTTAGATTTAATTTCATCATACCTACCGGTATTCAATAAATCAACTGAAGATAAGATAGCTTTCTTAATTTCTTGATTCTTACAAAAGTCAATGGTCTGCTGTTTAATAAATTGTAAATCATCTGAATCGGCAAATTTCCAAGCTTCCTTAAGGTGTTGTACTACTTGAGTTTTTAATACATCCTGATCTACTTCATGAAGTTTAACCTTCATTACTTCTAATGTAGGAGATGCATTATAATCTTTCTGGTATTCTAATATCGTTGTTACTATCCAATTATTAGCATCACTTTCAAAATATGATGGTACTAGTATATCAGATATCTGTTGCAGAAATATTCTATCTGTCATTAATGCCGTGATAATTTTTATCTGGAAGGCATACCCGTAACTACTTAATCTATCTGTCATGTTACCAATATAAGTACTTATTCTTTATAATCAAAGAGAAGTGTAAGCATTTAATGTATTGAATGAGCCATTTAACCAGCCATCGACGTCTTTTATAACTGTATACATCTTATCAGCCATAAACATTTTCTTAAGTTCATAGGTATTAAGCCTATCTACTTTTCGATGCATCATATCTGCAATTAGTAACTTAGTGTTACCCGGAATATCAACATCCTTTAATTGCATCAACTGATGGTTAAGATCTAACTGTTCTTTATTATTGGCTACTTGTTCATGCACCTTATATTTCTTTTCAGCTTCTTGAGCATGAGATATCATTTCATCTATAGTAATTTCACGGTCTTCAGTAAATACCGGAAAGTATTTAAGTAAGCTTTTTAAGCCTACGCCATTCAGTCCAGGAATATTATCTGACTTATCACCTATAAACGTTCTGTATAATAAATAATTCTTTTCAGAGAACCCAAATTCTTCACGCATCAAAGCCGGATTATACAATCGCTTCTTCACCGGACTCCAAACTGAAATACGATGATTTACTAACTGTAAAAAGTCTCTATCGGTTGATACGATTGTTACACGTTCGTTTTCTTTAGTATAAATTTCATTGGCAATGTATGCAATTGCATCATCAGCTTCAATGTTATCAATAGCCATCATGGTTACAGGCAAACAATGCATGTACTCTATAATACGAGCAAATTGTCTTTTCATTGAAGCTGATTCATCTTCTAACGATTCAAACTCTTCATGCCGGTTAAATTTAGTTTTAACTGCTCGATTAGCTTTGTAATTAGAATAGATACTCCTTCGCCGAACACTTCCGCCCTTACCATCAAATACCACTACACAACGTGTGGGTTTAACTTGACGAATAACAGAGGCGACGGACCTCAAAAAGCCCGTCACTCCTCCGATATGATCGCCATCATCATTTAATGCAGGTACTGCTGAGAATACTCTGATAAATGTATTAAGACCGTCTATAATTAAAATATGACTGTCTCTGCTTGTAACTTGTTCTGTCGTCCGTTCTTGTTCAACCTGACGCAGTAATTCAAAATAACGACTCTTCACGATTCTTCATTTATAAAATCTGATTCAATTGTAATATCATCAATACCGATGTCACGTGACTGATACTTAAAGATATACGCACTACAGATTATATTGTAAATTTCTTCTTTTAATGTTGCATCGGCTTCTAAATTCTTTTCAAAGTCTTTTGATAGGAACTTAACCATTGTACCATCTTGTCTTGTATAAGTATACCATGCACCTGCTTGAGTTACAAGTTTATACTCTTTCATTACTTCTAACCACCCACCGTAATTATCAACACCCGATTCAAAGTAAATATCATAGTCAATTGACTTAAGGGGCGGCCCCATACGATTTTTAATTACTTGAGCTCTAGTTTTAATACCGATAATTTGTTCAATTCCTTTTGCATCTTTTGCTTTAATCTGTCCTACAGACTTAAGACGAAGACGAACTGAAGCGTGGAATGGAATAGCTTTTCCACCGGAAGTAGTCCATGGATCACCAAAACTAACTCCTAAGCGAGCTCGTAATTGATTGGTAAAGATTAAACAAATCTTTTCACGCGCAATCATGTTAGTGATTTTACGCATACCTTTTGATAGGATAATTGCTTTTGAAGTAGCCCAACCATCTTTATCAAATTCAGCTGCCATTTCAATCTTAGTTGAAGCGCCCATTACTGAATCGACTACAATTGTAACCAATCTATCTTTATTAGATTTGCGTACTGACTCTACAACAGACTCAATAGCTTCAAATATATCTTCCATTGTCTCTAACGGAACATATAACATCTTAGTAAGATCAACTCCAATTGCTTCTAGAAATTCACTACTTACAGCACTTTCCGTGTCAATGTATACTCCTAAACCACCTTGTCTCTGGCAATCTGCTAATGCATGAGTAGCCAATAAAGACTTACCGGAAGCTTCTAATCCAGTTATCTCTGTAATACGACCAATTGGAAAACCTCCATTGGGTCTATTTGAGATAGCCAAATCTAACATACTTGAACCAGTACCTACCCAACCGGATACATTAGAAGGGGAGTCTAAGTCCCCCTCTAAAAAGTATGCGGTTTTGTACCCTGTATTCTTAAACTTCTTATTTAGATTACTAGCTAATTCGCCAGCTAATTCATCTGCCAATTCGCTTTTAGATACGGCCATAATAACTTCTTTATTTTATTAAAATAACTCGTCGAATGCTGCGCTAACATCATCGACTTTGTTTACATTACTAACGCTATTTGATTCACTGCTAGGTGCATTTGCGGTAGTTGAATTGTCCTGACCTTCTTGGTTCTCAGGATCTAACCATGATTCTAAAACTTGCTTAAGCTCGTCATAGGTAGGTTCTTTAAAGATCTCATTTAGATTCGGTTGCTGTTTTGCAACTTTCTCAATAACATTCTTATCATCAGATAATGGTGTTGTATTTGGTTTAACACGAATCACTGTCTTCGGATATCCACCGCCTTCTGACGGAGTGAACTCTACTACAATATCACGACCACTTGACGGATCGGTTAGATCTCCGTAGTCTGGATCTGCAATAAATCCTAAGATTTCAGTGTACACTGTTTTACCAAAGCCCCAAAACTTAACACCTTCACTTTCTTTACCACGTACAATAATTGGTACATAGCAACGCATTTTCGGTTCAAGTTTCTTGCCTAACTTCCATTCATCAGAATTGCCAGATGCCTTCAATTTTTCTGCAAACTCAACTACAGGGTCAGGTCGACCATGTGTAATAGGTGACAAGTAATTCTTTGTTCCTAGGTCATAGTGAAAATACATCTCCTGGAATGGATTTGCTTTATCATGTTGATACGGTACGATTCGAACTTGTTGTTTACCTGGTTCAGGTTTCCACAGATTGTTCTGACGAGTGGTCTGTGTTTGTAACTGGTTAAGTTTGTTACGGATTGCATTTAAGTCAATTGCCATTTTTTACTCCTTTTTTATGTTGATTATTAATTAATTATTATTAAATATAAGTACATTTTCTCCTAAGTCAAAGAGAAATGTTGAAAATGTTGTTATTTAGTATTTGTTATTTAGTATAAATATGTACTGATTATAAATCAATACGCTTATATAGACGTAAATGTACATGGCGTACATCTTGGTCTTGAGTCAATAAAAGAGAATCACGGTAAGTGCCCCAATTAATGATAAAGGTCTTATCCAGTAATCCGTTATTACATGCACGAATGATGGCATTTAAAGCATTAACCGTATACAATGTATTTGTCTCTTTCTTTCTATGAATCATTATTGTATTTGCCGTTTGATGTCTTGTATCATTGGCAATATTATAAGTGATATAAGCATCCGCAGGTATTTCCGAATCAGTAAATACAAATAGACGTCTTTCTAGAATTGTGTAACTACTTGTGATATGATCTACAATAATGTTTAAATCTTTTTTATGTGCAAATGTGCATAGTAATTGTGGCTTCACTTATATCCTCTACCCTAATGCTTGCTGCGCTTTTATGAATTCATATTTACTAGCTTCTCTGCCTAACATCATTTTACCCATATTTTGCGATATACCATATATTACAAAATCTTTCGGATATCCTAAATATGGTTTTGGTTCACCTGATAGATAATACACAAACCCCGGTAGTTGATCATCTGCAAAATATGCATACTTACGATCATTAAAATCCTGCGGTAATAATTCTGGATTTTCTACCATAGGAGATTTAATAATACTAAGTATATTATATAAAAATGTACGTATATCTTGTTTTGCTGGAGTAGATATTTTAATATTTACTTCCTGATCAGGCTTGGCTTTTTGTATTTTACTAGCATCGTCCGTACTAATAAAGAATTGACCTTCGGCTTTAGAAGTTTGAATTATTAACTTTGCCGTATTGATTAGATCTTTATTTTTTATAATACTCGTACGTAATTTATTTAATGCTTTGTACCCTGTATAATGTAAATCTATAACACCACTAGGTAATTCTGCAGACTTAGATACACGATCAAAAAAGTTTTCACCTGAAGTGTCTTCTTCGCCTTTTTTCTTTTTTATTTTAAATCCATCTCCACGAAAATTAACTGTTAGTATTTTCATGAAGTCTGCTGCTATCTTTTCTGAGTTAAACACTTTATTAAGATTTTCAATGATAGTAGCATCCTCTCCTCCGTTCAATCCAATGTTTTCTAGCAATTCATAAAACTTTTTATTGTTCTTGACATACTTAAATTTACCGCTAAATCCAGACTTGGCCATACGAATATTATCCGGATCTTCTTTTACTTCCCAAGTTGCGCTAGGAAGGATTAAGTCTTTTTGTTCTGTACCGCCTGATGATGCTCCTTTAATTGCTAGCACCGCCATCATTTCACCACGACCCATTCCTTGCGGAGCAATGTCAAAGAATTCTTTAAAATTTTCCCATCCATTAGCAACATACTGCTTTAATGTATAAGATTGAAATAAATTATTCCATTTAGTTTGTTCTGCAGGCGTAGCATCAGAAACAATCGATCGGATCTTACGATAAGCTTCATCACGTATACTACCATTATCTTCTACTTTTTGCATAAAGGAAGCGCCGGCGCGAGTAAGTTTTGTTTCCACTCTAGCTTCATTAATGACAGGCTTAAACCCACCATTACGAAATTCATGGATACATTGTTCAAGTACATATAGGTCAGCGTCTGAATAAGGTTCTTCAGCATATCCTTTCGGTAAACGATAAAACCATTCTGCTAATACCTCATCCATTTCATGTTCATCAATTTGAAGCAATGGCTGAGTCTTTGGTTCTGTACTAGTATGTGCGCTTTCTGATTCCATAATAGAAATTACCGAGTCTTCATTATTTTCATAATCAACATCGTATCCTTTACTATCAGCTGCATCAATAAAACGATCAAAGTCTCTTTGCGGAAGTGTATAATAGTCATCGCCTTGTATGTTAACAAAGCCAAGTTCTCTCTTATGGAAATCGTTTAAAAGTTGATCAAGTTTATCGTCATTGACAGAAAATGTAACTACGTCATTTGATTCATTAATTAACTCATTTGAGTCAATAATTAAATTATCTAGATTTAATTTTTCCATTACGCTAAATTTTCTAATTTATATTTTGTTGAGTATAACAATTCTTCCACGTTATCAATTTGGTTCTGGATCCATGAATCTTGTAATTTCTCAGCTGTTCTTAGTTTATCTAGTCCGGCAATCAATTTTACAAAATACTTAATAATATTTTTAATATCGCAATTTGTATCTAAGCCGTCTACTTCTTGAAAAGTAATCAATCCGTACTTACCTTGATATGATTCTACTAATCCATCAATAATGCCGACAATATTGTCATAGTATACATTTAATGCTGCATGTGCGGCAAAAGAACCCGGGCCAGTCACTCCTAAATGAAATACATGTGCTTGTGTTCGCGAGTGAAAAAATAATGATGCCAACTCTTCCATAGTGTTACTTTATTATAAATATTGATATATAAATAAATATCTAGCTAACTCTATTAGTCATGTCTTGCATAACATGATAGTTAACACCTGCCTTTATCTTTACCGGAAACTTTCCATTGCTACTCATGGCAGATTGCATTTCTAATAGAAACTTCTTGCCATCGTCCATATCAAAATCAAATAGTACGGAGTCGTAAGTATACAAAACCAATTGTGATGTATATCCTTTAATACTCTGTAACTCTTTTAATACTTGAATGTTATGTTCTGTTTCAGTGGCTTGTAGTAGATAGTTAAATAACTTGTTAGCATTCATCTCCGGCAGATGTCTTTTATGCATTGGCCGATTGAATCTAGGAGTATGGATAACTCCCCGCTTACGAAATTTAGTCCATAAGTCTTTTATATAGTCTCGGGTCTTTCCAAAGAACGGTATCTGAGCAAATTCATCATCTATTCCGCCGTACAGTAATCGGAATGTTATTTGTTTGCTTTGTTCATACTGTTCATCCGTTAGGGTATCAGTATCAAAGTATTGTCTACCTAAGTAAGTATGCACAGACCCTTCCGGAAATGTATATCCTATTAGATCTGCAATCAGTCGTACGTGATAGGCATCAAAGTCAAATTCAACTAGCATTCCTTTTGAATGCCTACTAGTGAATACAGATCTACTGCCATCTTCTTTATTAAGGGCCGCGTAATTGATTCCATTGAACTTGTTACTAGGTCTACCAGTACTTGTATATAGATTATACTCTGTATATGCTGTATTGTTAATAATACCGTTAGTCTTAAAATGTTCTGTAAAGGCATCATAATCTACATGTATTCCAGTACGTTCAATACTACCAAACGCTTCCATAGCCTCTGTATCATATACTTTAAAGTCTTCTGTTAGTTCATGTACATTGTACACTTCCATAAACTTTACACGCATAGCAGTACATCGTTCAATATGCTTTGTTATTGGAAGCCAATCATTTACATTGGTTTCATTATACCACCATGTATTCCAAGTATCATGTGCCGTTGTATTCACGTCATCTAATGGCAACATTTTACCGGTATGCCACCATGCAAACAGATCGGCATCATAACACGGTTTACTATATGTATTTTGTAGTCGCTTCTTTGCTAATACAAAGATACTAGCATCACTTACTAGTTCTTGTATTAGTTCGGTTTGAAGGCATACACAATCCGTATGTTCGAAGGGAATGATATAGTCTAGATCAGACTCTATACAATATACGTAAATAAAACTTATACGATTGTTTTGATAGTGTCGATAGGTATCGGAATACACGGGTATCCAGAAAGAATCTTCTCCCCGAATCATATCTCGTACATGATTGAAAACTTCTATAGACTCTACGATCATACTCTAAATATATGATCATTTTCTTAAAGAGTCAAATCTTTTTTTATCTTATACCATGCTTCCAGGCCTGGCACCAGTAATTGTTACGTATTTGCGCATTCCATTTCTGACAGCCTTGCTGAGATTTGAAAATACAATTACCACATTGTTGACCTAACGGTACGTCTGGTGCAGTGTATAGCTTATACGATGTAGGTAACATAGAAGGTACAGGAGCTCCGTCAGTGTAAATACGATCTTCCCCGGTCACTGGTACTTGTATGAATTCTGCTAGATCTGTAAAGTATTTAGATATTCCGGGAATGTCTTTTTCTTTGGCATTCAATACTTTTCTATTTGCCGCTATTATATCTTTATACACACCTTTAATTGTCCATTCTATAATATCCATGTACCACGTATTTGCATCAATGCCAGGTCCATGCAATCGTACTCCATTCGGCGTTGCCCTATACTGATCACGACCTATTTCAATTATAATTTCAGGTTCGTTACGTTTTTGTGCAATATACCGTGGCATCATGCCATCTGATATGTTTTGTATAGTGACAATTGGTATATAAGCTTCCGGATATTCTCGACCCGAAAGATTAGTTAATGTACGTTTATAGTATGTGGCAGTATCATTATTAATACGTAATGGCGTTGGAGTAGGAACTAAAACTTCAGAGACTTTTCTAATATCATCGGCTTCTGAATATACTCGGCCTTGATCGTCAATAGTATAAAATCCTGTATAATTTTCTAGTGTTGCATTAATAATATACTCGTCGCCTCTAGTAAATTTAGGTACAGGTTGTTTATATATAGGTTTATAGTATCGTGCTGCCATTTTATTGTCCTACAAATCTACACTGGGCTGTTAGGTCTGTTGTCCATTCGTCCCCAAATGTATGTGTTACACGTGTCATAGTAAATCCAACTTTAATATTGCCTGTTTCACTATCTTTATATCGCGCTGGCAAATCATCATATGTAATTGTATCTCCGAATCTCCATCCGGCTACTCCCACAATTGTTAATTTTAATTCTAATGGCCATAACACCGACGTTTTCTTTAAGGTACTTTCAGTTGATTGGCCATTAACAGCTGTTCGTATTACACTACGTAGTCCATCGACAGTTTCAGAAGAAAAAGCTGTAGCTGCAGCTGTTCCCATAGCATCTTTTAAATCTTGAAATGATGGTATATCAGTCGACTGTGCTGCTGATTTACCGCTAACGGCATTAGCAGCTGCATTATCACTTGCATCTGGCATTCCACCGGCAGAGTTTGTGTCAGCTGAAAATGCAGCGGCCGCTGTTGCTGATGGGACTTTACTAGTAATAGAAACATCTCGTATAGCAACCATTCCCTTTTTAAAAGCATATTCCGCAGATTTTTTTTCTATACCGCGATTGTTAATTATAAATAAGTCACTTCCATTTCCTTCGAGTGCTCTATCCGGGTCT